GGCTGAACTCGATATTAATAATATCGCTCAGGATTTGGTTCAGTTCCGTCAAACGACGAATATGATAGCTTCTTCAGCTACTCGTATTTATCGTTCCGTAACTGCGCTAAAGCATGGGAATATTCAGCTGGCTTCTTCTTCGCTTTTTCACGGCTCGGGTCGTCATGATTCTAGGCAGGGGAATCCTTCCATTTCTAAATCTCTTGCCAATAATTGGCTCGAGCTTCAGTATGGTTGGAAACCTTTACTTCAGGATATTGACGGCTCCATGCGTGCTCTTGCACATTATGTGCAAAATCACCCTTGTGACCGTACGGTACGTGCTTCTGCTAGGAAAGAGTTCTTGTCAAATTGGAATGTTACTTATGGTAACCAACCGGTAGATTCTGGCCAGTCCGGTACGCCTTTGACTGTTTTGTCAAAAGCGGAACGCCTGACCGTGAATTCTGTCCGTACTTGGGTACGATTTCGTCTCAACTCTAATTTGATCTCTTTCCTTTCGCAGACTGGATTTACCTCCCCCGTAAACCTCGCGTGGGAGTTACTCCCTTATTCTTTCGTCGTGGACTGGTTCCTTCCCATTGGTCCTTATCTCGAAAGTTTTTCTGCTTTCGAAGGTATGACCTTTGTCGATGGTTCTCAGACCCACTTCTCAAGAACTCGGGATTTTGCTCATGTAAGCTTTGATGGCGTTCTCCCTCGGACACCGCTTTACGACAGTAGGGTTCGGGCCTATTATGATCATGAAATCGTTCAAGTTACTCGCCAGAAACTTACAAACTTTCCGGTGAGCTACTTGCCACGTTTCAAAAATCCTTTTAGTACCGTCCATGCTGCCAACGCGTTGTCTTTGTTACGAGGCGCTTTTAAGGCTTGAGGACATGAGTTTTCTACGGCGGTTGGATCTTCCGAAAGCAACTAGCCAAAGCGGACAAAACATAATCGATTACTCTTTTGAGTGTCTTTTATGCGGCGTCCGACCGGTATAGAGCAATTAAGAATTTCCATATAACTTCCCGAAAACCACTTGTCAAAGCTGTCGAAGCTGGGTTTATCCTTCTTTTATTGAAGGTTTCCCCAGCGCAGATAGACCGATAAAGAGTGATTAGGGCAGTTAGTTTTCCGCCTTGCTTGATAAAGGAGTAATTGATGACAGCTATTGCTGCTATCAAGACGTCCACTGTCGTCTCTTCCACCGTACTCACAACGAGTGCGACGGTTGCCGACAATGGCCTGCTTAGCCCCGAGGGTTTTCGAGCCCCTGGTGTTGCGCGGTGGGTTGACCGTACCGGTGGTATACCGGTCGGCTACCCTTCGTTTTCTCTGAGCGTTCGTCCCCCGCAAGGGGCTTCACGCGTGTTCAGAGTAACGGCAAAAGTTGATCTCCCGACACTGGCCACAACTGCGCCTACGACGTCAACCGGCATTCAGCCGGCGCCGACGAAGGCCTACAGTTGTTCCGCAGTGTTGGAAGTGATGCTTCCTGAACGATCCACTCAGGCCGAGAGACTTGCTTTATGGTCTCTCCTCATAAGTGTATTGTCTGACAACATCAACGCTAGTGATGGTGCACCGACTGCTGTTACCGGTTCACCTCTCCCTAGCGCGATGTGGTTCCTTGACGCCCCGTATTAATACGTAGCGTCGAGCTAGAAGCTTCACTTTCAAGGAGATCTTCCATGTCTTTTGCGAAGCATGGTTCGCGTTATAACTTAGCGCGAACGTACCGCGTTGCAACAGAGGTAACCTCTGCTTCAGTGTCGGCTTATCTTCAAGCCCTTGATTGCCCACGGTCTCTTGCAGTTGACTTGCTCTTCAGAAATGGGGAGCATAGTCAGCTAGCGGAGCTCGTGTGTGATCCGCATACATACAGCGATGTATATGCGTTTAGGGACGCTTACGCGGCAACAAAGTTCCTTTCAAAGTTTAAGGGGTTATCCCTTGACTATGATTTGGACAGTGTTGCTTTAGAGAAATTCAAGAAATTTGAATCTCTATGTAAGCAGACAAATAATCGTTTTCGTCTTCTAGAATGCGATCAGCAATTTACTGGTCGCATAGTTTGGCTGCATAATGCAGTCAAGCTTAAAATTTCTAGGATTCTTGGCGATTATTCGATTGAAGAGTTGTCTGACGCCGCTGCTTGGGGCCCTGGCGCTACTACGCTTGTGAAAGCGCGTAACGCCAGTCCTTCAAACAAGTTCCAACACGAAGTTGGGATAACGCGAGATCTGTACTCCTTATTCTTTCCTGATGGATCTTTCGATCTCTTTAGGATGATCTACCCTTCTTGGGCGGGTCATCTTGAGACCTGTGGTTCTTTTCCACAGTTTCAGGTTGGAAATAAGGTTGTCACTGTGCCGAAAGATTCTTCTACCAATCGCGTTATTGCCATTGAGCCAGGAATTAA